ATTTACTTAACTATGAGGGTTTAAAAATGCCAAAACATAAAGATTTAAAATTTACTCACACCGCTAAAATATGCGATCAATTTAAGATCAATGATAAAGAATTTGTATTCATTGCAGCGTATTTCAATGCAATATCATTTACTGAAGATTTTGAGTCAAAAGCCGCTGAGAAAGGGGTTAATTTCGATCTCGAAACAAACGGAATCAATGGATTTTTAGATGATGATTTCATTCGCGAATCAATTATTGATTGCCTAGCATTTTATAGTCGCGTTCGCGTTTATTTACCAGATGAAATGATAGGTGATTATCATCCGATAGAATGCGCCGCGCATGATTTCTGGTATACCCGCAATGGTCACGGTACAGGATTCTGGGATAAATCAGACGAATATGGCGATTGGCAATCCAAAAAGTTTACTAATATAGCTGAATCTTTTGGCGAATCATTCCCTATTTATGAGTACATTTTCCCCAGTGAAACCGAATAACCGATAACCTGGAATCGCTTTAACCTCGTTAATTCGGGGTTTTCGCGGTAGTACGATTGATAAATTTACTTAACTAAGAGAATTTAATTATGAAACTATTAGACACTGGTAGTGGTAACACTAAAATCCGCAAAAATAATCGAGACACTAAAATCAGAGTAGCAGGATTATCTCTATATCCAAACGATTCACTTTGTCCTATGCGACACGTTGCACAATGTGCTAAGCCTTGTTTAGTCAGCAGCGGCCGTGGTGGCTTTGATAACGTCAAGAATGGCCGCCAAGCTAAAACCGATTTTTACATGAATGATCGTGCCGGATTCATTGCACAGTTAAAAAAGGAATTAGCTAACTTTGAGAAGCTATGCAACAAAACGGGAGTAATTCCGTATGTACGCTTGAATGTCATTAGTGATATTCAATGGGAATTAGAGACCAATGGGGCAATACCTCAAAGTTTTCCTAATATTAACTTCTATGATTATACCAAACTAGCAAAGAGACTGGCAAAAACTCCCAGTAACTATGAGCTAATGTTTAGTTATTCAAAAGCCGAAGCCTATAAACCTCAGGTAGATATAGCACTGAAAACCGATGTTCCAATGTCCGTAGTCTTTCACGGCGATATGCCGACCGTATTTATGGGGAAACGTGTTGTAGATGGTGATAACAGCGATATAGAAAACTTAAAGCATAAAGGCTGCATAATCGGCCTTAAATACAAACTAGCTAAGGGTCAAAATGTAAACCCACTAGACGAAGTCTTTATAGTTAAGACCGATGTAATACCGCTGCTAAATGTAGCTTAATTTAATTGTTAAACAACATAGCACCCTGTCAAATTGGCAGGGTGTTTAAGGGTGTTTTACACCCTAAATAAAGGGTGTTTTTTGCCCTAAATAACTGTTTTTATTATATAACTGAAGGAGTTAAGAAGCTATGCACGATTTCAAAAACCTTAATCAGCACGATCCACACAACAAGCTACGGTGGTCAGATGAACCAAAGTTACCCTGGTGGGTGCTAGGTTTAAAAATAGCGGGATTTGTAGCGGGCAGCATAGGCGCAACATTATGCTTTTATTATTTAACTGTGATTCTTTTCTTGATGGGGTGAACTATGACAATCGAAGAAGCTAAAAAAATAGCAGGAAATCAACCAGTTTGGGCGCTGAAAAATATGATTAAGGCGCTTTCTATGATGTCAGTTCTTAACACGGACGAAGAAAACAAGCGTTTACAAGCAGCTAAAATCGTACTTAAACACAGTAAGGGGTGATATATGAGCAAAGTTGTTATTAATACGTGTTTTGGGTGCTTTGGATTATCTGATGAAGCTCTAAAACTCTTAGGTGTTGAGCATGATGGTTATTATGAAAATGATGTTATGCGAACTGACCCTGTATTGGTAAATGTAGTCGAACAATTAGGCGAACGAGCATCTGCAAAGGACTCTCAACTTAAAGTTGTTGACATACCTAATGACGTAAAGTGGTCTATTAAACAACATGACGGTAACGAGTGGATTGAAGAAAACCATAGAACATGGGACTAAAACAATGCAAAAGAAAAGCCCCCGATGAAGGGGGCGTTTTCGAGAGTGAAACCCTTGCAATCATGGGTGAGATTTGATTACATGGCTTATCGGGCAGTTACCAGCTGCGAAGACCGATACAAAGGAATAGAAAATCAGTCCACCGACTGCGCTAATTTTCCATTTCCAATTGTGTCCTGTCAAGTAACTTACCGCCCGATTGCGTAACTTTCGTTATGGGTGTTTGTAAAGTCTTAACCGATAGCGTCAATAGTTTGACTCAAAGGCTCATGTCGTACAGCGACTTAAAACCTGGAACTTATTAATTGATCCGCGAGTGATGGGAGCGTAGTTAGCGTAAGGCTAGACTAACAAACAGAGTTGACGGACATTTGAGGGGGCAGACTAGGCCAATCAGGAGATAAACTGGTTTCTGCAATAGATCGATTAATAAACAATTAAGGGTATTTGTTCGGTGGCAGGGATAGAGGTGTCCATAACCATCATAAGACTACTATACCCTGAATATTATTAAATGAAATAATCCTAAAGAATATTAAATAATGGTAGACAAACAGAAACAGATACATTAAGTTCAATTTTAATTTACTTAGTAAGGAGAATGATATGTCAGATAATGACTTTCCCGAGATAAAACATAAACCGCACACCTTAAAGCAAATAATCGAATGCAACGCCCCTGATCTTTGGTATTCAGAACCAAATGATGAAGGGCACGTAAAACAAGCATCTGATTATGTCCTTGAAGAAATCGTTACAAACCTATCGCATCCTGATAGCGAGGATTCTGGGGATTTTGTTTTCAATGTCCTCAATATCGGTGGGGACTTCATGGACTTTACAGCAATACTCAAGGATGAGATTAGTAAAAACCCTCAAAGCGAACTTGCGAAATACTGGGACAAGACTAGTAAAAACTACGCTCAATACCTCATTGAAAGGGCCGAAGATACCGATTTCATGGTGTCTACAGCTTATAAAGAGGCCCAAGATGAGTGGAGAGCTAACGAATTTGAAATCATTGAAATTGAAAATTACTTAGACAGGAGAGGTAAGTAAAAATGGCAAAGCAAGACAGTACACTTAGTTTTAACGATTACTCAACTGACGTAAATGAGTCGCAGATGGTGATTGATTTACTGTTAAATCCTCACATAGCACAAGAACCCGAATATGCCACCCTTCTGGAGCTTATTAGAAAGCGTACAGAAGGCTCAAGGGTATATGCGGTAACAATCCACCTAAAAGACGAAATAACCTTTGAGAAGCCCTCTGAGGGCGCAGAAGGGGGTGAATTATGAGCGAAGCAAAAGAAATATGGGAAAAACTATCGGCAATCAACTGCAACGAACACAAAAAGCAAAAAGGGAAGTTTGATTATCTTCCTTGGAATTTTGCGTGGGCTACTTTGATGGAGCATTACCCCGAAGCCGAGTTCAAGCAATTACCTGATGTTGTTCATACCGATCAATCGGTTACTGTGAATACGGAAATCACCATAGGCAATATTACTCGGCCTATGTGGCTTGCTGTGACTGATTTTAAGAACAACGGCATACAAAGCCCTTCTTGTGACGAGATCAGTGACGCTCGGATGCGCTGTTTCACAAAGAATATGGCTATGTTTGGGCTTGGATATTATATCTATCAGGGTGAAGGATTACCCAGAGAAAAGCCCGAATACATTTCCCCCGACCAGTTAAAACAACTTACTGAGTTGATGATTGAGACAAATTCAAACAAAGTGAAGTTTTGTGAGCTTTTCAAGGTGGAAGATACTGCTCAATTATTAACCAAAGACTTTGATAAGGCTGTACAGATGCTTAATGCGAAGAAGGAGCGCGACCAATGAGCATATACAAAGAAATGTTCAACGGCTCTGATTATGTCCCTAAACGTGATGATGTGCGTTTAAGCGGTCAGATTGAGCGTGTATACAATGTTATGAGGGACGGCTTACCTAGAACCCTCAGACAGATAGCTAACGCTACAGGCGATCCAGAAGCGTCTATAAGTGCTCAATTAAGGCATTTAAAGAAGGAAAGGTTTGGGTCTTACAGGGTAGAGAAGGAAAACAAGGGCGGTGGCTTGTATGAGTACAAATTGCTACCGCCTGAAAAGAAGGGTCAGGGGGTGCTTCTATGACTTACCCCTTTCGAGTTGTTGATTGTGGTGGTCAGGGGACTCAGGAATGGATTGACGCTAGGCTAGGCATACCCAGTGCTAGTAATTACTCAAAGCTGATTACTACCAAGGGCAAGCGTAGTACATCATTTGACGGCTATTGCATGGGTTTGGCTGCCGAAGTGCTTACAGGCAAGCCCTATTCATGGCATAAGTCTGAACTGACTATAACCAGTGCGTCACCTTACAGCCCTGATACAGCTATCGACCCGAATGAATTAGATGCTTTGGATTGGGGGACTTTTTACGAACCCGAAGCTAGGGCTTATTACAGCCTTCTCACCGACACAGACGTTGTACAGGTGGATTTCTGTAAACATCCTAATCTTGAAGCAGGGTGCAGTCCTGACGGCCTTATAGACGTTAATCAAGAGGGAATGTTAGGGGGACTAGAAATTAAGTGTCCCAAGAACCCACAAATCCACATGGAATATTATAAATCTGGGGAGATACCCACAAAGTACATTCAGCAGGTGCAGGGGTGTATGTGGATAACTGGCAGGGGATTTTGGGACTTCATGTCCTATCACCCCAAGCTAAAGCCCTTTATATGCAGGGTTTACAGGAATGACGATCTAATTACGGCTATGACTGAGGAAGTTACAGAAGCGGTGCAGTTAATAGAACAATATGTGAATGAATTTAAATTTGAAGGAGTAACCTAATGCAAGGCGTAAATAACGCTATGATTATCGGGAATTGTGTAAACGACCCTGAAATCAAGCAAATACAGAAGAAAGACGGGGGTTCCCTATCGGTTGCTAATTTTTCAGTGGCTACCAATAAGGAATATAAAGGCAAGAAAACAACCACTTTTCACCAGTGCGTCATGTTTGGAAACGTAGTGGATAACTTTATCGCTAACTATGTAAGCAAAGGCTCATTGTTGTATTGCGAAGGTGAGATACAGACTAGCGAGTATGAGAAGGAGTTTGATTGCGGTCAGAAGCATAAGGTAAAGGCTACGCAGATCAAGGTAAACAACCTTCAAAAGCTTGACGATAAGATTGTGGAAAAACAATCCAAGCCTGAACAAAGACCGATAATTGACAACTTTGATGACGATATACCTTTTTAATTTATATAAACCAGGAGAAAAATTATGAGTGATGAACGAGTAGAAAAGATTTCTAGTGATGATATGCGGCTCTTGTACAGTGTGCTTGATAATTTTTATCGTGTTTGTAGAGGACACACGAATAATTTGAAGCCAGTTGATTTTGAAAACGCTAAAAGAATTAGGGAATATCTTTCATTATCTTTTGATGATGTAGCAGTTTTGAAAGAGCCAGAGATATTTCCAGACGAAGATGAACCAATAACAAGAGTAAGTGCCGCCCGTCTTCAAGACTCCATTGATGACATGACGATATCTCACGATAAGTTCGATGATAAAAATTGGAGTGTCGCAGAAGGGGATATGCTTTCAAAGAGACAGATGGTTAAACCTCGCATTGAAAGAATAGGGACTTTATGTTCTGAAGAAGATTAATTTATATAAACTAGGAGAAAGATATGAAAACTACAGATATAGAGAACATCCACAAACTTTTGATTGAAAGCAAAGTGCAGCGCAGACGGCCCGAAATGATATTAAGGCAAGTCAATATGCTCAATGATTACCTTAGTGATATTGGACAAGAAATATTCCACGGGCCAAGAGTCGAACATCTTGACGCATTGCAGGATTTATTGTGTGCAATTACTTACCTGATGGGTTTTGAGAAGCCGAAAGATCAGGGGTATTACGCTGATTACGTGCT